GTTTAAAAAAAAAACAAATGACAAAAAAAAAGATTGTTGGAAAAAGAAATAGGAAAAGAACCAACAAAGCTAGTGGGAAAACTTACCGGAAAGCTTACCTCAAAAGGAATAGAAAGCACCAGAAGCAAAGAGTTGAACTTAACAAGGCCGCCAGAGAAAAAGGAATATACGGCAAACGATTCAAAAAAGGCATTGACCTCAGCCATACTAAGAACGGAAAACTTATGATAGAAAAGCGTTCCACCAACCGAGCAAGGAACGGTAAGAACGGTAAGAGTACGAAGAGATGAAAAAAAAAGGAGGACGGCCAACAAAATACAGCAAGAAAATCCTCCAAAAGACGCAGGAGTACATTAACAGTTGCGAGGACCAAGAACGCCAGATTGTGAAACAGTCAAATGCAGAAAAAGGATATGAAATGTATGACACGAAGCTAGTTGTAAAGCTACCTACTATAGAAGGATTGGCAGTACACCTACGCATTAACAGGGACACAATATATACATGGTGTCAAGACCACAAAGAGTTTTCCGACATTATTGAGGAATTAAAAGCAAAACAGGCCGATAGATTGCTCAACAATGGGCTTTCTGGGGACTACAACCCAACGATCGCAAAAGTGCTTTTAACGAAACACGGATACATAGAACGGAAAGAACTCACAGGTAAAGACGGAAAGGACTTAATGCCTAAACCATTACTAGGGGGCTTATCAAATGGGATTTCAAGTAACGAGGGCGACAAATAGACTTCTAGGCTTAACCAAAAGGCTTAGATGTGTATGCGGAGGAACAGCGGCCAGCAAAACAATTTCAATATTGATGATCCTTATAGACTATGCGGGATCAAACCGAAACAAGAAGATCGATGTGATGAGCGAAAGCTACCCTCACTTAGAGGATGGAGCAATCGCAGACTTCAAGAGAATAATGATTGACCGGGGATATTGGAAGGATGACAACTGGAACGAAACAAAGCACTTTTACACTTTTGAGACAGATTCGGTAATCAAGTTCATTTCCATAGATAAGCTAGGGAAGGCGCACGGACCGAGGAGAGATGTATTGTTCATTAACGAAGCCAATAACATCTCATGGAACATCTTTGACCAGTTAAAGGTCAGAACCAAAGAGATTATCTGGCTGGATTGGAATCCAGTAACAGAGTTCTGGTATTACACCGAGATCAAAGACAGGATAGAGCATGATTTTATTACCCTAACTTACGAGGATTGCCGCGAAGCCTTACCACAGAACATTATCGATGACATTGAATCTCACAAAGAGAATAAAGCCTGGTGGAAGGTATACGGACTGGGGCAACTGGGAGAACTGGAAGGGAAGATTTACACCGGCTGGCAGATCATAGATGAGATTCCCCACGAGGCACGACTGGAACGCAGAGGGTTGGATTTCGGGTACACAAACGATCCCACGGTGCTAGAGGACATCTACTATTATAACGGCGGATTCATCATAGACGAGCAGATTTATCAGAAGGGATTAAGCAACAAAAGCATCGCCGATACTATCAAGAACCTTGTAAATCCCCATACGTTAGTGGTAGCCGACAGTGCCGAACCCAAAAGCATTGATGAGATTAAGAGCTACGGAATTAACATAATCGGAGCCATTAAGGGACCAGGAAGCGTGTATCAAGGGATTCAGTTTGTTCAAGCGCAGAAGGTAAGCGTTACTTCCCGGAGCGTCAAGACGATCAAGGCTTATAGAAATTATCTTTTCAGCATTGATAAGAACGGCAACGTGACCAACGACCCGGATGACAAGATTCACGAATGGTCTAATCCAATGGACGCAATCAGATACGGACTAGACTCCTATCGGCCCAAGAAGGAAAAGAAAAGACCAGTACGTAGAAAAGTCCCATATCAAGGCGTGAAACTTAGAATGACATCTTATTAAATTAAAATAAACCCATGAGACGAGGCTATGGTTACGGAAAAATGGCTATGAAAGCCAAACAACAACGTGAAGCCAAAGAACAAATGCTCAAAAACGGAATGAAAAAGGTCAAGGATATGGCTATGACCGGGGCTAAAAAGGTAAGCAAGGTGGTAAAAAAGGCTCCTCAAATGATGAAAGGAGCTGTCGGTAAGACAATCAGGGGAATGAAAAAGCGATAACTATTCAGGCAAGGGGGCAATGAAATAGATGGAAGAATACAACCCAACAACCAAGCAGGTAGAAACCCGGAAGCGGGTGTATGATGCTTTTCTGTTTATGAAGAAGCAACGGGACGGAAAGTACAAATACTTTAACAATCGAACCTTAAAGGAATTCATTGACGACTCTGAGCTTAGAGCTACTAGCTACGTTCCTACTAGAGAAGAACAGGGAAAAGAGTCTTGGCAAGCCAATTTCTTCCACCCCACTACCCGAAACAAACTGAAAGCTATTCTAGCCGCAGTAGCCTTAGACATCCCCCAGACTAGAATCATGGCGCAGAATGAAAAGAGTCAACGCGATCAAACCAGGGCTAATGTCATGCGTGATTTAGTTAGGTTCTCCTACGATCAGGAAAACAAAGAAGAGAACGTCTTTTTTGAAGCCTGGGAAAACTCTGTTAAGGGAACAGTTATCACCTACGATGGCTATCTGAAGAGTTCAGCCAAGCGCAAGGTCATAACGTCTTTTGATCCCGAAACCGGAGACGTTGAATACGAAGAAGAAGAAGTAGAGGTAGACAATCAATGCATGGAGTTCATCGTTCCCCTGGAGAATATGTACATCCGGGATTTCTATATCAGGGACATTCAGGATCAGCCTGATTTGTGCTGGGTTGAGCGCGTAAACAAGGAAACGTTCGACAATGAATTCTCCAAGTATAAGAATCATAAATTTGTTAAGACTGCTGGACAGTTGACCCAGGAAGAAGAGGAACGATTTATGAAGAACCAATGGGAAAGCCGGACCTCCGACTATGAGCCGTATGAGGTTATTCGCTACTTCCATAAGCAGAAGGATGAATTCGTTATTGTAGCCAATGGGATAATTCTCTTTGAATCACCGCTTATCCTAGGCAAAAAGAAGAAGTGGTATCCATTTGCCAAATCTATCTTCGAGCCTTTTGCACAGGATTTCTTCTATGGTAACTCTCTTCCTAATTCCCTCATGGGCGAGCAGGACGTTATCAACAGCTTATACAACATGGCTCTTGATAAGACCTACAAGTCTATGATGGCTAACCTGATTGTAGGCGGCGTTAACAAGGACGATTTCGATTTGGAGGACGGAACCATAACTCACGATACCATCACCTACGTAGAGGACATCCAACAAGTCAAAGAAATGCCGATTAACGGAATCTCCCAGTCCGATATGAACATGATAGAAATGGTTTCGCGAGGTCTTGATTTAAGTAGCGTTGACGCTAACCAACAGGGTATCGCCAACAGGGGCGTAACGGCGCGAGAAGTTGTTATAGCCAACGAGAACGCCAAGAAGTTAAAGGGTATCTTATACCTATTCCTTACTTCCTTGTGGGTCCAGAAGATGAGATTACGCATTTTAAATATCTTGACCTATTACACCCAGCCGAAAGCGGAAAAGGTGTTAGGCGACAATCAGGAAGAAACCATTATTGACTCCTACCGCAAGTTCATGGTCGACAATACCGAACTATCGAACGGGCAGAAGGGAACGCTAGGGATTCAAATGGTCGGTTCCCCGGAAGAATTACCCTCTGAAGAGGAGCTGGATATTAACGAAGAGGCTTACACCATGCAGAACGGTGGCAACTACGAGGAAATAGCCATCACCAGCGACTACCTGAATGACTGGATTTATGACGTGAAGGTGGTATCTGAGTCTGTGTTCCAGCGCGAAGGATCGCTTACTCAAGCCAAGATGGAAGATAAGCTGAAGATGATGGACGCGTTCTTCCCCGAACAGATGATCGCCAACAAGGAGAAGATGTTTAAGGACGCTGTAACCGCCTTCGATGATGACCCGGATGATTACGAACTGACACCGCCAATGCCTGCTATGCCTCAAGGATTACCAGGAGAAGCACCTGTACCGGTTGGAGCTGAACAAGCCACCGCCGGGCAGACCGGATTACCGCCCCTATGAGAAATCTACTAATTTCAATATTACTTAAACTGATCGGTGATGAAGCTGACGCGCTAGACGAAAAGAAACTTAAGGACTGGCTATGGATGTCATACGAGGACGGAGGATTCTCCCAATACTACACGATCAGGAAGCGCGCCTTGCAGAACCATTTACTGCTAGGACAGGATCAAAAGGAGACATGGGTTGCAGTCGGGCAGTATCGGGAGTTGAAAGCGCTACGGGCAAACATTATCAAGGAATCACAGGCACGGATTAAACGGCAGAAGAAAGCGGAAGAACAGAGGGAAGAACAGGCAGGAAAGTAGTTTAATAACCACAATTCAAAAGCTACACACATCAGGAGATAACATCCATTGATGGCTTTTAGTAGCTTTTGAGCCATCAACAGAGAACCCTATCTTCGGATAGGGTTTTTTTGTTGGCCTGAGCGGTTGTACTGGCGGCGCAAGCCCCCTTGCCGCTGTTAGTACAGCCTTTCAGCCTTGCAAAAGGTTTTAATTTGCTCGGAGCATACCGAGGTTAATAAAAGTTATGAACGAAGAAGACAAAGACTTGAAACCAGAGGAGCAATCCGATGGAACAGGGGACGAAACCCTTGCCGAAGATGGTCAATCGGACGAAAAACGTGAACTGACAGATGAAGAGGTATTTGAAAACCTCCCATCAGCAGTAAAAGATCGCATCACCAAACTTGAGCGCGACAACGAGAACTACAAGACAGGGATGCTCAAGTACAAATCTCAAGCTCGATCCCTCTCCAAACAGGAGGAAGTCAAGGAAGAGCCTAAAGTCGAGGAATGGGACGAAACCAGCCTCAAATTTAGGCAAGAAACGGTTTCCGAGGCGCAAAAAGCCGCCAGAGAAGCCGCCAGGGAAGTACTTGAAGAAGCTAACGAGAAAAAAGCGATCAATAAGTTCCTAAAAGAGAACCCCGATCTGGCAGACGACGATAAATGGAACGGCGTTATCTCTAATTATACCCCAAAGAACGGCAAGGGTTCAGTTACGTCAATCATGACCGATCTCAAGCGAGCATACAACCTTACTCGCTTAGAGAATGGAGAGATTGACCAACTGGCAACCAAGGCAGAACGGCGGGGCCTGAGTAAGGGTAAGGCTGAAGCCACAGTATCTAATCTCCATACGGTAGGTCACAAGGGAACTAAAGCGGATAAAACAAGTGAACAAGTGGACGAAAGAGCCGAAAGGTTATGCAAAACCATGCCTCCAGGCTTTAGATTCAATTAAATTAAGTAATTTCTATGAAATATAAACTGAAAGAAGGCGAAAAGGTCCGAACGCGCATTGCCTCTATTGAAACAGCTACAGTTATTGAAGCAGGTGATCTAGTTACCGTGAGCGCCGGGTATATCGTCAAGGCCGCCGCCGCTTCTACGGCTGTGGCTTGGTCTCCTAACGCTCATGCGGCTAATAGCGGGACTGAAATTGAAGTATCTGTCGGCAATGATTTCACTCTTCTTACTACCGGAGAGGCGGCTTTTGCTATCGCCTATAAGGGTGGGGAGTACGACATCAACGACACAACCCAGACTATCGACTGGGATGCTTCCACGACTGACGTGTTGAAGATAAGCATCGACAAAAGCGCAGGAGTGGTCGGCTCGGCGGACGATATAGAGGTGAGAATCAACAAGCCTCTGTTCTAACCTTAACGATTTAAATATATGACCCCAGCAGAATTTGCCCTACAAGCCGTTAAAGGGATCAAAAAATCTTTCGATAACGGTGTAAAGGGTTCAATCGATCAGTATATGGACAATAAAATTATTGACATATACCAGACTGACGAAGTTTTTGAAATCTTCACCTCGACCGAGGGAATGAGCGGCGCGAAGGAACTATCTGACCGCGAAACTCCGCCCGTACTTGCTCTTGAAGATGGCTACTCTGTCCAGATTCAAGAAAAGAGGTTTGGTGGAGCGATCGAAGTGTACGAATCCAAGTACAAGCGATGGCAGAAAGACTCTACCCTCAAGGTAGACGCTTACTTAATGCGTGAACGAGACGCGCTCATGCGAACAGTTAAGCGCCTGTGGCTGACTAATTCTTTTCAGTTCCTGAATTATGCGTTTGCTACCACGTATTATGCCGCTCCTGACACAGCCGCCCTTTGTGGAACTCACA